GGGTCGTAAGCTGGTATAACTTCAACGTGTTCTTTTTTGATGTTGTTGTTAGGCGCACCGTCATTAGTCAACCAATGGTTTGAAATATAGAACTCGGTATTGTCCTCATTGCTTCTAACCGTGTTGTAATCCACATGATATACCTCAGCAATAAGCCCGTTTTTACCGTTTACACCTTTAAGATAACAACCACCGTACATCAACTCGTCAAGGGCTGTTTTATTAAGCAGGTCTTTGAGTGATTCGTATGGATTCGGATTATCAATAAAAGCCTGAAGCTTTATTTTTTCCTTGTCTTCCATGCCGTCAGAATCAAAGTACCAACCTTTGCCTGTTATGTACAACTGTTTGTCGGTGCAAATAGCGTTATGCTTTGCTGAACGATTAAACAAAACGGTAAGGAATTGCGGATAGTCGTTGTTTTCACCGTACTTAACGTATTTGAAAACTGAGGTTGATTTTGGCTCAACGAACTCAGGAATCTTATCGTTTGTGAAGTCTATTTTTATAAGGTGTTTGCTCATGTTACGCTTGCATTAACTGTTAAGGCTGCTATACCAATAGTTCCTGATGTTGCTGTATTTGATATTGAGAAGTAGTTTTTAACAACTCCACCACCTGATTGAAGTATTGAATTGATACCACCGCTGTAAAGTTCTTCCATTACAATAGTTGTTGAATCTACTATACAAGTGCCATTTGTGCATTGTATTCCATAACCTGGGTCTGGGTTTGATGTATCACTACCAAATATCTGACAACCAACTAATCTGATTGTGCCACCTGAAACATTAACCTGTGTACCTGCTTCATTATCACTTTCTCCAATAATTGAATTACTTATATGGACGTCTGCTGATGATGAAACTGCTATTGTTTTAAATATCATATTTGACAGGTATGCTTGACCTGCGCTAAAAGATGATGATAAAGATACAGTTCCGTTTGATAAATATAAAACACCACCTGATTGATTTATAGATGCTCCATTGCCAACTATTCTCAATGTACCGTTTGATTGTCCAAGATTCCCAAATCTGCCATTCCAATAAGTAGTTCCGCCAGATATGTTTACGTTTGGTGCATAGTGCGGGTCAACATTTATAATATTCGTGCCTCCTGAAATAGTTATTGCACCAGTCCAAAATCCGTTACCGATATTAATTGAACCCGCAATATCAAAGCTGTTGGTTGAACCTGTTGAAGTATCAGCTACCACAAAGTCAGGGAAATAAACCTCACTTGAAGCATTGGTCAGTTTTACAGCGCATCGGTTGTTTGTGCCTGCTCCACCGTAGCGAACAAAATTACAATACCCCAAAAAGAAAACCTGAACCTGTGTGCCGTTGTCAGTAAATAATGGAGTATCATCGGTAGAATCTGAATACAACTTACCACTACCTAAGAAAAGTAAATTAATATCGTCCTTTAGAATAATATTTTGCTCCTGTTTTCCGTTACCTCTACCACCAACATAGTTGCAGTAATTAGCCAAAACCACTAAGTCAGAGCCACCACCAACATTATCCTTTACTGCTGCATTGATAGCATCCTGTATAGGCGTATCGCTTGTGTCGTCATACCTGATAATCTCCCCGTTAACCTTTACCAAATAAACACCAGCTTGGGTTATGCCCAAAGTCATATTATCCTGAAGGTAGGTTTGAATCTTTGACAACGTAGTCCGATAGTTAGCACCACCCTGAAGCATTGGGAAAACATCCCCGCTTGCATTGGCAGCAACTAAATCCATCTCACTTATTTTTTTATCTTCGCTCATTCAAGTTCAATTAAATATCCTGTTTCTAAAAGTATATTACCAACTGATTCAAGTAGTACATAGTCAAAATCAATAGGCTGGTAAACAATAGATGTGTTTTGAACCTCATATTCTATTATGTCAGTTGCCTGTGGTATAGCCCAAACCAACCCGTTTTCAACTTCAGTAACGATATAAGGCACTGCATCTTCAGCCGTTGATAATCCCGATAAGCTACTCAATGAAGTTTCGTAAACATAGTAATTGTAAAAACCCTCATTGCCTATACTTACCTCACCTGCCAGCGTATTGGCTCCGGTCTTTTCTTCTACCTCAAACTCATTAAACCTTTCCTTGTATTGGCTGGTATCGGTAGCAATAAAATAGTAGTTTACCGCTGTTTGCTGATTGACAAACTTAAACAGATAGATAGGGTCAGCCAACGTGCTATTCTCGGTCAATGTAACCGTGACTTGATTAACCGCACCTTTCTGAAACCTTATCATATACCAACAAATAGAAAAAAAGTGAAAAGTTGCTATAAAACAAAAAGCCCCAGTTACGGGGCTAATTGACCTTTAATATGATGAGAAAACTACGATTGCAGTCCTGCTATGATGGAACTATCCACCTCGTTTGCAAGTGACTTTTCCATCCCCTGAAAGTTTAGGGTATATCCCTGAAACTCATTCATTGCCTGACCGGATACCGAAGTACCACCGGTAACCTGCATTCCGTTGTCCTTTCCAAACAACCAATAACTTCCGTCCATTGTTTCAACGATTACAGCAGTCCTGTTCTTTATGATCAAGTCAAGTTTAATCTGCGTTTCGTATTGCAACTTCACAAAGTTGGCTGTAATGTTTTGCTCGTAAGCAACAGTTCCAACGGTAGCATCTGCCTGAATGTTTTGGGTAAAGTTGTTTTGTCCTCTTGGTTCTAACGCATACTTGAAGAACTTTGTTCCATTTGCCTTTGTGATTCCGGTTACAAAACCCGAAGCATTCTCAGCAACTGAACTCACGTTTGCAAGTTCGGTAATGTAAAGGTTTTTTATACCCCCTACCGTGTCCTTACAATCAAGTGCGTAACCACTAACTATTGCACATGCCATGTTTAAAAATTATTAAAGGGGGATTTTACTCCCCCGTGAATTAAATTGTGAACTTAACAATCTCTGTGGTTTGTGACACCTGAACACCCATCTTGAATTTAAGACGAGCATAAACAGTATCATAATCCTGAGAATACCATACCTTCAACTCATCCTCTTCACCTTCCAAATCCACACCTAAGAACATGTTTGAAGTTCTCATGGCGTAAATCTTGTTTTGTGAATTCAATCCGTTAACAGGCACAATCATTACATTTGTTCCATGCAATGGGTACTCAGCTAAGCTGTTGGCATTCGGGATGAAGTGGAACAGGTTGGCGTTAATCAAAGCTTGCTGATACAAACGGCTGATGTCAGTACCCACAAAGATTTTCAAATCCGGCTTGTCGAGAATCTCAACTGGGATGGCATTGTAAACGGCCTGCATAACGCTGATTACATTTGATGCGGTAATTGAAGTAACCGGAGTAATGTAAGCGGCTGCATTTGCCTGAACAGGGCCTGAAGCTGCATTGATAATCTTAATTAATCCGTCAAAACGCTTCAACGAATCAAGGTAGTTGGTGGTATCACCCTGCCAAATAGCCTTCTCGATTTTTTCCTGTTGCGCTCCGATAAAGGCATTCATAAACGCCTCGTCAATACCACCCGGCAATGCCTCATAGTTTGAACCCGGAGAAAGTAACAACTGAGTGTACTTTGCCTCAAGGTCGGCAATACACCATTGTTTTTCAATCTTTACTTTACCGATTGTAAGCACACGGGCATTGATAGTGGTATCACCTGAAGCTGTTACCAGCCCACAAGTTCCACCGGCTGCCCAATAAGCATCATCCGATAAAGTAGGAAGTTGAATTGCTTGTTTAACTCCCGTTAGCTTCTGCATTAGGGATGCGGTCTTCGGTTCGAAGAACGACTTAATGATGAGCATCTGCTCATTGGTTTTGGTGTAATTACTTAAATTACCTACGTCAAATCCTGCCATTGTTTTAAAATATTTTGGTTATTAGTTTTGTCTTTGTTTCTTCCACTCCACGTAAGCTGCCAACGGGTCTTTCTTTTCGGTTTTCTTTTTCGCAAAAAATGCCGGTATAGCGTTTGCCGGTTTGTTGTCCTTTGGATTTTCTTCAGGCATGTTGGCTATTTCATCAATAACCTTTTCAATTGCGCTAAACTTATCGGTAACACTCTTCTCGGTGTTCTTAACCTCTTCGCTAATTGAACTGAACTTGCTTTCGTACTCAGCCAATTTCTTTTCCAAATTGGTAACACGCTCAATCACTTTGCTGAAGTCCTCAACGTGCTTTGCAAATGCAGCTTCAAAATCGCTTGCCTCTTCTTCTTGCTTTTCGATAGCCGTAACCAAACCGCCAACGGTTGTTACCATTGTACCGTCAACAAGTTCATGAGTGCCGTCAGGGGCTGGCATTGTGTTTCCGTCTTCACTTACTACCATAATTGCCACTCCTTCGCCTATCTCCCCTTCCCATTGTATAATAGTTCCATCGGCTAACTTTGCCTCTTCAAACTTTTTCTCATCTGAGAACAAAAGCTTTTTGATTTTCTCGAATGCTTCTTTACGTGTAAGTTTCATTGTCTTTTTTTATTAAATAGATTGTTGTTGTTTTGTTGCTTTTTTAGTCCTCAATTTGCTTGATGATGTCAATGATTTCCTCAATAACTGTTTGAGGCTTTTTGTCAATCTTCACCATGTTAAACACCCCCTCAACTGAGAACCCTTTAAACTCTCCTGTCTTTATAAAGTTCTCCCATACGTCCTCATTGTCCACCTTGTAGCTACCAAACCAGCTACCGTCTTTCAGCTTAAATCCTTCAGGAGAGTGAATACCTCTTTTAGAATCAATAATGAAAGATTCAACCATGTACACGCCATCAATCATTTGGTTTGGGTCGTGCATTGCGTTTACCTCTTTGATGTTGTTGGCTTTGAAAAACTTGTTTCGGATGTTGTAAATATCTTCAGCCGTGAATAGTCCGTAATATTCGCCTTGTTCATCTTTACGGTAAATAGGCAAATCAGCAACCATTAACGGACCGGAAATAATGCGCTTTTCTTTATCGGCTGCAAACCTCTGAACAGAATTAAAGGCTTGCCAATTCATTTCAATGGCCGGCATATCCACAAGGGCTACCGCTGTAACCTGAGCATCGTCATCCTCACCTACTTCAAATCGGTATATTGGTAATTTTTCCATCACTTACAAATAGATTATTGATTGAAAATTGCTTATTGTATGGTTGCTTTCTCCCTGATAGCAGCTACCCTATCCTGAGTAGATGTAATGTCCTTTTCCAAAACATATACCCTGTTATCTTTTACGTTTAGTTCACGGGTTATAATAGGTTCATTACTATTGGTTAACCTTGTTGCATTGCTTGCAGGTGGGATAATTGGTGCAACTGCACCACCGCCACCACCACCGCCACCAAACGAGGAACTTTTACGGCTTGTTTTTGGAACTTGAACCGACATTATACGCCTAACATTTGCAAGTCCGGCAGCTATCACACCAGCCGCTGCAATGAATCCCAATAAACCACCCTGAGCAAAAGCCTTGTTTGCTCCAACATATGTATCAATAGTTGCGGATGCAATGCCCAATGCTTTGCCGGCTTCTGTCTGTTCACCTACTAACGCCCCAACTCCATTAAGTGCATTGGCTACCGTGTTAAGGTCATCAACTGTTACCTTAGTAGTTAACTTTGAAAGGTCAACTTTGGCATTATTTATTTCAACTGTTTTTTCAAGTTCCTCTAAATCTCTTTGCGCTCTTTCATCTGCAAGTCTTTGTTCGTCTTCATTAAGCTTTGCTAATGAATCAGTATATTTTTCACCATCTGAAAACCTTATTTCATTATACTTTTGTTCACGTGCAATTTCTTCTTCACGCAATTTTTTTAACCTTTCAGATTTTTCTCTTTCCTTATTTTCATCCTCTAATCTCCACTTCTCCTTTATCATTGCTTCCTCGGCTGATTGAGTTTCGGTAAGCTGATTCCTTAATAACCTTGCATTCTCTTCAAGTATTTGCTCATCCTTTATCCTTTTTTCAAGTTCTAAAATTTCATCAGTATGTGATTTTTTTAATTCGGCATACTCTCTCTCTCTGCCCTTTAACCTTCTGATTGCTAAATCCTGAATGTACTTGCCGGACTTTTGCTGCTCCTCATTGTATTTTTTGAGTGCCTCGGTTGCGGCATCATTGGCTTTCTTTTCTTCATACCATTGATAAATTAAAGTTCCAATCAAAGTAACAAGTCCTAATATACCCGTGCTTATAATTGCCGCCCTCATTGTTCCAAAAGCTGCAACAACCTGTGTTTTTATAACGGATGATAGAATAACAAAGGCATCCTTCATGCCCAACAATCCATTGACACCTGTTGCAATAGCTATCGCTCCCTGTGTCTTTAATATGGCTTGTTCTATATCTTTGTTTTCACTCCCAAATAAAGCCATTGCACCTTGAGCGGCACTAAATCCATTAGCCACACCACCCAAAACACCGGCAAATGCCTGAAACTTTGCCTCAGGGTTAAAAGCTTTTACGGCATTATTTGCGTCTTCAATCTTATCCTGTAATTCCCCAGCCCTTTGAGCAGCCTTAGTAAATGCTGCACTCCCCGGTTCAAGTCCGGCCATCTCATTTTTAAGCTGGCGCAACTCGGTCTTTACAGATTTTATACTTTCTGCACTACCACCTGTATTTACTTTGGTGTTAAATATTATATTTTCTTCTGCCATTATGTTGGTATTAATCTATAATGAACCGTTAACCTTATTGAACCCGTACCCGTTCCCGGACTGCTTGCCGCTTTCCACACTACCCCCTCTTCCCTTAATGTTGGATGTGTCACCAATGCACCCCTTTGAAAAGCGTTTCCATTTGACAAAAATGTATTTGCCCAATGTAGCAACCCGTTTGAACCAGCTGAGTTAGTGTCGTAATCCAAATACGTGACCGCTGATGTATAAGTTTCTCCGGACGTTAACTGAGCATAGGCATCGTACACTTCTAAATAGTACCCGGCTATTTTATTGAGTATTTGAATCGGTGTATTATGGGCATCAACTATCTGTGAAGATGCAAGGTCATAAGTAAGCATGAACGGTTGCTGAATGTTATTGATTACCTGCTCACCTTCTAATGAAGATGTATAACCCGAACATCCAAACAACCCAACACCCGGAGCATAAACCTCGTTATCCCCACCAGCAAGTATATTCACATACTCAGCGGAAAACATATTATCCTTACTGTTTACTATTGAGTTATCGGTAAATGCTCCCTGACTGTTGCCCTCACCGTATATGGTTTGGTTGGTTTGGTTATTGGTGTTATTCCCACCCTTAGTTTGGAATAAATCAAACACAGGCATGTCGCCCAACACATCACCAGCACCGTCAATAAAATCACCACTCCCCCCGTTTATTGGTGTGACACCGGCAGTACTCCAATTATTATACTTCAATACCTTTAACAACCTTAATGACACCGTGCCGATATTGTTTGCATCATAAGTCATTTGCTGAAGCCTGAAATATTGCCTGTCAATAAGGTAAAGTTTATCAAAGGTCATATCCTTCAATTCAACCTCGTTTAACTTTGCCTTTAATTCTACAACCTTACTATCGGGGTCGGTAAGTTCAAGGATGTTCTTTCTCCAATACTTATTAAAAAGGTTATTGGTGGTATATCCTGATGCATCGTAATATAAAACAGTAGGTGAACCAAAATTTAAATCTATGGTTGGGCTCAACGGATCATCCAAATGTCCGGCATACTGATATACGGGATAAGATACAGCCGAAGTAGTCCGGGATAAAATATAAACAATGTTAGTGCCTACCCCTGCCGATAGGTTGTTAATGTGCAATAGCCTACCCTTTGCGGATTTTGGGGTAACAACTCCGTTGCTTCCTTTGTATCTCACTTTCGAAAAAATACGAGTATGCCAGCCCGGTGTGTCTGATAACGGTGTTGGTGCAAAAGACACCTTAATGTTTTTTGTTTCCGTTGCGAAATCGTTGACAACATCAAACTTCCTGTACCCATAAGCATACTCAGATATGTTATTGTAGTAGGTATTATACTCGTCATTGTCCTTGTCAAAAGAATAAATGTAGGTCCGGTACTTGCTTAACTCTAAAGGCTTAATATTGATTTCCTGTGAGTAATCAACTTTGTTGGTGAGGTCAAATACTGTTTGAGTATAATATTCATCACGTGGTTCAATCCTTAATTTGTTAGGGATGTCCGGGTCAGGCTCAAAGTAAAGGTTAAAACAGTTTTTCAGGTTAGTCATGAACTCCGCCTGTGTCATATCCACCGGGAAAAACCTCGTCAAGTTAACTGTAACACCTTCATACTTCCTTGTACTTGGTATGTCACGGAATAGCATCGGGGTATTTACCGTTGCTATTTTCCACTCGAATTGATTGCCGGGGTTGGTAGGCATTGAGATTGTAACAAACACAGACTCATTAACATTAAAAAATTGGTCTGAGGTCATTTCCAAATTGATAGGGAAATCCTGAAACCCGTTTGTTGCTAAAGGTGGTATTCCTAAGGTCTGAATAATAATAGGCTGAACACTTACGCCATCAAATTTTACTATGGACACCTGAGCATAATAAGGTATGCCATTTAGCGCACCTGTGTTTCGTATGTATATTTCACCATTAAGGGCAAACCTGTAAAATCCGGCATCCTGAATAGTAAACCATCCTGTACTGTTATCATATCCGCTGGGTGTACTTTGTTTGAATACAGTGGGAAAGATAATAGTTTTCAATGCTGCTGCCGCTGCGTTAAGTTGAATATCTGTGTAACTTGTATCTGTTGTTTGTTGGGCTAAAAAAGTACGGTTAAATATCTGTACATCGGTCAGGTATTGTTCAGGGTTATCCCCAGCCCACAACACCAACTTTTTAAACATTTCCGAATTAAAAAAGTCCGAATCATACACATAGCCATAAGTGCTAAATATCTTGTCAACTATGGCCTTTAAGAATATGGCCGGGGATAGCTGGTCAACAAAAAATGAACTTTCATTGGGTGACAACCCAACGTCAATAATGGGATAACAATATCCATCATCTGAAGTATTTGACAGCGTGTTGATATTTGTTATGTTCAGGGTGTGGTTGTACTCGCTCATGTCAAGTGCTGTCAACTTAGCTTCGCCCATGTCTTTGTATAGGCTGGCCAACTCCCCAATGATAACAATATTATAATCTACACTACCGTCCGGGTTCTTTAATACGTCCATCAACTGAATGTACCCCTTGATTTGTACTATCTCATTCCGGTAAAGTATGGCACTTGTTTTTAATGCTGCATTGAAATCAGGGTTAAACTGAGTGGTGGTATCATTAATGGTGAAACGTGCAAGGTCAAAGATGAATGAAAATATCTTGTTGTTGTTTGACGTGCCGGGTATCTTGATTGTTTTAGTGTAATCCGCTTTACGTTGTTCAGGGTTTTCAATATCAAAGATGCTTTTTACAACTTCAATCGGTTCACTATCGTACATATCAACATTGTACGCAACATCATTTGCATATACTAAAAGTCTTTGGTTCATAGTGATTGCCTGTATCTATTATATGAATATTGCATGTTGCAAGTAATGTTGTGAAGTGTACGCCCGTTCAGGTATTCTCTTACTTCATAATTGGTATCACTTAACTGAACGGCTGTAAATTCTCCGTTAAGTTCAAGCCAAATAACAGGGGATAGGAATAAGCTCTCAAGCCATGTTGCTTGTTCGTCTGTAATCCAGTCAGAGTTCAACCTAACTGTATCCACTATTTCGGTGTTGTAATTCGTTTTTAGCCTGTCAAGTGGTGAGTAGTCCAACGCCTGAAACTTTTTGTACTGCTTCCTGTTGACCTCAACTGAAGGAACTGACAACTTATTAAAGTTAAAGGCTTCCCATCCACCATATTGATTTAACCAATGCAACCTATAAACATCAAAGTTGCTGCATGAATCGTCAATGTAGGTGGTGTATGATGCTAAAGTAACATCTATTAACCCAATGGTATAGTATAACTCGGTAACATAGTAGGCCGTGTTTGGATTAAGACTGAATCCTGATATTAATTGAGGTGCAATATTATATACATAGGTTGAGCCTGTATAGCTGATAGACTGGGTATTGGTATCAAGCAAATTATTTGAACTGTCATATTGTTTTACTTTACATCCTGTTACTTGTCTATCCCTTGTTATTGTTTCTGCTCCTGTGGTGGTAGCATTTGCGCTCATAGTAATGACCTTTGTTGTTGGGTTAACATTGGTTATGTATGCCCCAATAGGTATTCCAGTACCCGATAAAAATTGATTCACCAATAAATTAGGTGGCAGGTCACCTATTACTGTTATTGTAGGTTGTCCGTTTGCCAACAATGCTGAAAAGTTTACAGCCGGATCAAAATAAGTCAATACTTTTCTTTGCCCTGAACGAACATAACTTCGGGCTGAAGTATCTTGTAAAAAGAATCCAGAAGCAACGTCAAGCCGCATAAACGAAAACTTGTTGAAGGCCTCAAAATCAAATACTGAATTGTACGCCCTGTATTGTCCGCTTGTTGGAATCCTTGTAAGGTCAGGGTAAATAGTGAGAATACCGCTGGCATCATCATAGGCTTCACCTACCTGAAGAAAGTAGCTTGTTTGGCTGTTGGTGTTGTAACTAAAGAAAGCTGAGGCATTAAAGAAATCTGATTGCAGGTAGTTCCTTACCACATTTGAGGCATCAAATTTAATGTTTGTTGAACCTGGTTGTTTAGGGTACAGTTGCCTATTTACTTTCACCCCGCCAATGTAGGTATCAATAACAAAGTTGAAATTTGCCTGCGAAGTGTTATCACTTGACACCTCATAGATTATCTGATTGTACCCGGATGAATGTTCCGGTGCTATGCTAACTGTTGATACTGCCACTGATGTTTACTTTTATTGCTTGTCCTAATCCTATTGCTATTGCGGCTGCAAGTTGCTTGTTCCTTTTTTGGTTGTTGGCTTCACGGGCAAAGTACATGGGTTTGATACCACCTATCTTTGTGTAAGTTGCCATTAAAGATGCTTCACGCTCAATCAGGTTAGCCTGTTTCTTTTTGTTCTTCCTGATTAAAGTCTGTTTCTTCAAACCTTTACTACCTGTTGCAGCAATGTACTTTTTAAATGAGGCTATCATTTTTTTGCTTGCTCCAATGGTTTTGAACTTGTACGGACTTTTGCCCATTGTCTTATCCCGCTTAACACCCCTTACACCTTTGTCCACAAACTTCCAGTAATCAGCTTCTGAAACCGTGCTTATCTCAACTGAGGTAGGGGTAATCTTAGCCGGCATGATTGAAACTGATTGAGCCAACGTACTCGCTCCTTTTGTCCGTGCAACCTTTCTGATTTTGTTTTGCATCAGCCTTACGCCCTCGTTACAATGTGCAATAAGTATTTCTTCCAGCACCGTTTGTTCGGCTTGCTGGTAGTCTTTAATCTGAGTTCCGTATTTATTGCCTATATCACGTGCGTTCACTTTCTGCTTTGTCTTTAAAAAATGCCACCGTGTTTAAGAACTCGACAACATTCATGTTGAAATAATAATCCCATTTTGTCCGGTCATTGTTGCTCATCAAGTTGATAGTTGCAACCCATCCCCACTTACGATGGAATGTTTCAGCTTCCTTAGTTCCTTGAGTGCTACTTCCCCTAAAGAGGTTGCTATATTGCGTATTAATGCCTCTGAGTAACTGCAAAAAAAAAGCATGATTGGGTATGCCGTGCTTATTTTCATTTCGTTGTAAAACAGGTCTGCTATCTCTTTATGATTATCCCCGTTGTATGGAAACTCCCTGAACCACTTTACCTCAACCGATATGGCAGCCAATATGTTGTGAATATTGTTTATTGGGTCTTTACAGAAGTGGGTTGCATCTATGTACTGAGCAGCGGTTAAGTCCTGTTGCCGCCATTTAACAATAAACTTTCGCCCACCGACTTTAAACTTCATGCTTACCTTTCCGTTTGGCTGTAATGATTCAACGCTTTCCAAACCCTTCAGCTTGGCAAACATTTCTTTCATTGGTAGGCTTTCAATTTCGTCAACTTCCTTTCCTTCAATAGCTGCCAATAACTTTACTTTCCGCAATACCGGATCTGATTCAAGTTCTGAAATCAACTTGCATTGTAAAAACTGCTTGATTGTTAGTTGTGAGTAGTTGTTTATCATCAACTACAAATAGAACAATTATGAATAATTGCTATATGCTTATGGTTGAATATTTACCGCTCGGACGGTTGTTCAATTTGTTAAGGGCAACGTATCGTAAAGGGTCAATGGTGTGGTTCATGCTGTCTATTGGCTTGCCAGTTAGCTTGCCGTCCGCATCCTTTTCCCATACATAACCTCTTAACTCTTTGATTAAGTTGGTGCTTCGCTTCGTAACCATGATTTCGTACCGCTTCAAAATGTCTATCCCTATCTTGATGGAATCCGGGCCTTTGGTTGCAGGGTGTACATTGAAGCCTTGCAGCCTTAGTTCTTCGATTGACTTTGGTTCGGCACTATCACATATCAATTCATTGCGCCCAAACTCCAACGCCTTCAAAAAATTACCTATATCATTGTTGGTCATGTTGGTTCGATATAGTAATTCATCAACCCACAACTTGCCGTCATGTTTCCATACCCCTATTAAGGTTGTAGGGTCATTGGTAAACCCGAAGTCCATACCGTAACATACCAACTTTGCATCCTGAGGTATAGCATCAACCTGTTTCCAGTTGTCAATTACAACCCCTTGCAAGCTACCAATTTGCCCCAATCCGTAAACCTTCCACCAATTCTGCCAATATGCACCGGGTTTAAATTGGGCTGCTTCAATATCCCTAATGATAGTTTCCGGTAATGCCTCGTTATCTTTGTAGGTCAGAATGATATGCTCTGAATCAGATTCGTTTAAGACCTCAGTATGCGCCCAAAACTCGTTAGTTGGGTTAAAGTCCAGCCATATATCCCCGCTTGTCCTTATGGCTAATTGGTGGTAGGAATCGAAGTCAATGTTATTGGCCTCGTTAATGTATAGCACGTTACGCCTTGCTCCCCTCAGCTTGCTTTCCTGTTCAGCCGAAAAGAACTCGATATAACTACCGTTTGAAAACCGGTAAGTCAATAATGTTTTGTTCCAGTTGGATTCAATGTACCTACCCGTCCAGTCCATTATTTTAAGAAAGTCTTTGATTGCACCCCTGCGAAGGTGAGGTATGGTTTCAGATACAACAGATACCTCAAGTCCGGGATTCTTTATGCACTTGTCAATGAGTACTGGTAAGATACCAAAAGTCTTTCCGGCACTTGTGCCACCCTGAACAACCTTTTTGCGGGCTTTTAATTTCCGAAGTTTCTTTATGGCTGTGGTGTAGGTGAAACTCATTATTCATCCCAATAAAAATCAGTATGGAATCCCACTAAAAGCCTACCTTTTGGCATAAGCTGAAATAAATCAACCCTAAATGATTTTGCTCTTTCAAAAAAAGCATTTTCCAAAGTGTTTAAAAAAGTAAGCATTTCACAGCCATTAGCTGATTTATTGGCTACCAATACAAGTGTGTTGCTGTTATTATTCATCCCCAAACAAAGGCTGCTCCTTTACAACCATTTCGCTCTTATCAGTAAGCCCGTTTAACCGCTGTGTGATGGATGGATTGTACTGTCCTACCATGCCACCTTCAATTTGGTCTTGCCTGATAACCTTCCTTATGCGTGAACAGATGGTTTGATAATCAGCGTATCTACCTTCTGTATTTGCAAAATATTGGCTTGCATCTTGAAGGATATTATTGTCCGCTAAGTAGTTTTCAAACCCTTCTAATGTTAGTGGTCTTTCCAATAGTTCAAAGTCTGAAACAAAGTCCTTGCCACCAAACACCATTTTTTTCCTCGGATTGCTTTTTACTTCATCTCGGTACGCCTCAAAGTATTCCCACATCTTTTCAGGCGTTTCAATGTTCTTCGTTCCTTTTGGCCGTGCCATGTTATTTCTTATTAAACTGTTTGTTGTCCAACATAATAGACGTTTCTGATAATATCGTTACCGGTATAGCTTTGTAATGAACCATGTTGATTAATCCTACATTCCCTGAGCGGATAAACGTGTAATCGTAACGGCTGTTCGTTTTAGGGGTAAGTATAACTAAGTGCCTTATGCCTATGCTGTACTCAACGGTATCACTCACCCATTGCCCGGTCAAGTCAAAATTAATGTCCGGCACTTGTTGCTCAGGTTCGTTTTTGCAGGCTGCTACAATTAGTAGCAATATCAATAGATTTTTCATTCTCTTACCAATATTGTTTGTGCAGGTATTCTCACAATTTCCACGCTATTAAACCTCAAATTTTTGGTCAGGTACGATTCGGTATGAAACATGTGTCCTTGCTCGAATAACTTACTGTGGTTCAAATATACGGAATAATATGTACGCATGGCATTGTAGTTTCCAAAAGCAAATTGATCATTCACACCTTCCCGGTAATCGTGTCCGCTCGGGATATAAACAACATGGTCGTTGTATTCGTATTTGCTGAAGTCAATTATATCAGTCAGGTGGATGTCATAACGATTCCTTACAAACACATCCCCATCATTGGGGGAGCATTGAGCAAAGCACATAAAGTTGTTATGCCACTGGTTTAACACGTTTTTAACTCCGGTTTCCGGTGCTTTGTTGGTTTCGTACTCGTTGATACCAAACTGATAGAACTCCAAATTGCAGGTGTTTTCGTTCCTGTGGTATTCAACCTTTTCCCCCGGCAGCATAACCGCATGGTTAGGTTTGCACTTCTCCCATGTTCGGGTGTAACCGCTGTATAATATTACTGCTTTCATTTTATTATGTACCAAGCTGGTGTTGCGTATTGGTCGTTCATCCAAGTTACATTCAGTTGCTTATCATGGCAAAACTCTTCAAGGGCTTGTATTACTCCCCACTTAAAACTTTTAGCCACTCCCCCAAATCTTTTCTCCCAACGGTCCGAAAGTATGTTCATATCCCCGTAATCATCCCCTGAAAACAAACCGCCTTTGCGTAACTTCGGCCACCATGCTTTTAAATCCGCTGCTACGTTTTCGTAATCATGTCCGGCATCAATGTATATCCAGTCAAAAAACTCATCTGGGAAAGCCTCAGCTATTTTAGTTGAATGCCCTTGGTAAATTAAACACCTGTCTTTATCAATGTTGGATAACATGGTTTGGTAAACCTCGTCCCAATCCTCAATGTTCTTATCGTTCAAACCACGTTCAGCATCTTCCGGCCTGAATGACCATGTGTCACAAAGGTAATAACTCCCCGTCCATGTTTGTAGGTTGTGTTTGGCAAACTCGCCCTTGAAAACCCCTATCTCAATTGCGTTTCCTGTTAGCTTTAAAGATTCCGCAACCTTTACAATGTCATTCCTATCAGGGATAGGTGCTATAAATTTACGCTCCATACATCTTCTTTTGGGTCATAGTTAACATTTGTAAATACTTCATTAACGGCCTGAATAACTCCGGGGTGATGTTCATTGTAATCATGGCCGGCTATTACTCCACCCTTTTTCATCTTTGGCAAGAAGCTTTTAATATCCTTAATCACAAACTCATAGGTGTGATTTGCATCAATAAACAAAAAGTCAATGCTTTCATCTTCAAAGTCCTTTGCACGGTCAAATGAATCCCCACCGGCCAACAATCTATAATGACCTTCCAATGGTTTCATGTTTTCCAAAAATGATTCCTTCAGCCCTTCCCACGGAAAAGCATCTATGGCTACCAAGTCAAATTTCTTTCCGGAATTAATGGCCTCAACCACCAAATAAGAAAAGGAACACCCTTTAAACACCCCGATTTCAACAAGGCGTGAACCTGTTGGGAACTTTTCAACCATGCTTTTATACAGGTTAGGAAAGCTAAACCAGCCCTCAATATTTTGGTAGATGTGTTTCATATCGCTACATAAACGCTCTTTTGCCCTGTAAGCATCAGGTTTTTTTCTTCGTTGAACTTATCCATCATGCCTAAGGCGTATTTTTCTTTCTCTTTTTGGTAAGGGTTGTCTCCGGGGTCAATGTGTTCAATCTCTATGTGAGGAAGGAAACATGATTTAAACCCGGCAACTTTTGCCCGGACCGCTGCCATTGTATCATCAAACCCGTATATGCCACCCATTTGGTACATGCCTCCAATTTTATCAATCAAACGATAGTTGTACATTTGACAAGTTCCCATAACATGCTGAACTTCCTCAACAATTATCCACCGCTGGCCTCTTTCCTGTGGCAACATTCGCAACTCAGATTTAAACATGTCATTACGGAATGGATTTTCCATTAGGTCTTTACGCTTCAGCCCTATAATACCTATTGACGGGTCACGCTCAATGGCTTCCTCAAGTTCTTCAATCCAATTCACATAGTTAATGTCTACATCGTTGTCCATCTTGATAAGATGCTCACCTGGTTCACGGTATTTCCATGCTTGATTTACCGCCTTTGCCGTGCCTACATTTACCTCATTGGTAATAACCATGATTGATTGAGCAGCGGAATACTTCCTTAATAACTCTTTGGTTTCCTCACAGCTTGCATTGTCAACGATTATTAACCTGTGTTGGTTGAAGTCAACTGTTTCAAGTAAGCTTTCAATCGTTACCTTTGTAAACTTACTTCTTTGATTTTCGGCTGTGTCGTACACCGCCATTGCTATTAGTGCCATTTTTTGCTTCGTAGTTTTTAACCCAATTATTCATGTTGTGCAATACTTCAATGTTACAGCCTGAGCATGTTCCGGGTCTTATTCCGGTTATCTCTGTACTCATTTCCCTTAGCTGTAACAGTTGTTCAGGTGCGCCCACCCAATCAGATTCATTTTCAAATATGGAAAGTAGTTGACGTAATGTAAACCTCAGCCCCCTGTCGGCTATGATGTCGCTGTATATTTGCTCAAATGTTCTCATATCTTAAACATTAATCGTCTGCCAATAGTACCAACATAGGCTGCATATCCACCAAGTGCCACAACTTTAACCAATGGCTCAACCTGTGGAACAAAGATAAGCAAATTGCAAATAACAATACTTGCCCAAAAAGATAGACAAGTTGTACAGTTAAACGGTTTCCGATCTAATGCCTTTGGCAATGATGTTAGGGGAATAAAGCTGACTATCAGCAATGATACCCCGATAATGTAAAATAGTTCTTTCATAATATTTGTTTTCGGATTTCTGATACTTTGTCAATGTGGAATGGCTGTACATCTTCATACAACTGAGCGGATAAATCCTCAATCATTGCAGGGTTGTTTATCAACTTAGTCATGTGCTTATACCAATCGTTTTTGTGCTTTACCACTAAGCAGTTCTTTCCATGCTTTAACAACGGCAAATAAGGTTCAACACCTGATACTATTACAGCCTTCTTTTTAAAGCCGGATTCCAAAAGTTTCAGGTTTGATTTCAAGTTGTTAAACCTGTTATCCCTCAAAGGTATTAAAGCAACATTGATAAGGTCGTAAAACTCGGCATACTTAAATACATCGGTGGCATTATAAATATGGAAAGCATTTTTTGAGGCAACTCCTTTAGCGGATAACACCCCTGCTATTGCCTTGCTTATATCGTCTGTGGGTTCATAACCACCGTACACAACCCTGAACTTGTTTTCAAAGTCTTTGTTCTTATAAAGTGATAACAAGCCGTCAAACATTAATAACACATCGTCAAAGTGTGTAACCGATCCGCTCCACCCAAAATTAACTTTGTCCTTAAATTGGCATGGTCTAACTTCAAACTGTCCGGCTGGCTCAATACCGTTTGGGACAACATAAACATTTTGCTGCCCTGTTTCTTTCCTTATTACATCCGCCAATAAAGGCTGAGTACAAGTAACTGCATGAGCGTATTTAGCACCATAAGATATTTGCTCTGAGTGTTTTTTTATCCTTGATGCCTCATAAAGTACGTGCCATTGCGGTATTCTGTAATCATCATCAAGGTCAAGTATATACCTTACACCTGCTTGCTTAAGCTTCTGAATTACCGCTGCTTGATTGCCGGTCTTACTTATAAACCTGTTGGCAACTACATAATCGTATTGCTTCAGGAACTCAACCGTTGCGCTGTCTATTTCGTTGATGTTGTCAACTTCAATCTCAGGGTGACGCTTTGATATGTTACCATGAGGTAAAAATAAACGGTGGTAATCAACGCCTGACAGCTTCGGATATTGAGTGATTATAAGTAGTTTCATTTTAGGCATTTCATTTTGTCTTTAACCGTTCTTAATGCTGAATAGCTTATGCCTGTGGCACGTTGTACTTTCTTCATATCCCCCAACTCATTGTAAAGTAGTATAACCCTGTTTTCAAACTCGTCTAAGCTAAACATAAACCTTTCGGCTTCACGTATCATTTGCTCATGATTCAATTCGTTTGTAGATGATTCAGGAATATTAACCTTTTGTCTGTGTATAACTTTACCTAAATTACCCCTTGAACTGAATACATTAAATGCAACTCGGTAAAACCAAAAGTTCAAATATTTTAAGTCCGGCAACCTGTTTTCAGGCATGGATAGTAGTTCGTAAATGACTTCCTGATATATGTCATCAGCATAGGAGATACTGATTTTGCGGCACATTTGCCTGTAATTGGGGGTATTGTTGATATGCTCAATCAGGGTGTTTCGCATTAAAGGTTAACAAATTTACACCTTTTTATTAAAAAACAAATATTCCTTACTTAGTGTCCCATCGTGGGCTTTATCGTGACATTTCCGGCATAGTGCTATGAGGTTGCTAACATCGTCCTGTTCGGACTTTCTTTTCTTTCCGAACTTTGAACGTGGGATGATATGGTGGACATCATTTGCTCGAGCGTTTTCGCACACCTCGCACATTATAACGTCTGCTATTGTGTAGCCAAAATGTTTTAAATAGTTATTTACGTGGGGTTGCATTGGTTAGTTTTGTTACATTAGTCCCATGTAAAAATCTATACGCAAGCTTTAATCTCAGTGTCAATAAACATTAGTAGGTTTTCAAAAGCTGATATTCTACCCTCATAATAGTGTTTAAAATGTTTGCAAATCCATCCGTAATTTTTTTTATCATGTTTTGCTTGTTCTAATTCTTTCTCAATCAACCTGCGTATCACAACAGTTTGACAAGATTCATGGTTGTTTGCTTTGTTTGACATAATTTTAATTGTTTGGTTTTATTGGGTTGCTTACTTTATTAATATGACCTATACAAAGGTTATGCGTAATGTTTTTGCCTGCCTTCTAATTCAATCCTAACATCTCTGTAAAAATCAATTATTCCGTAACATTTTTGCCCTTCTATTTCGCATACAGTTAACTTTGGTATTGATTCAAGTAATTTAATAACCTCATTAATATGTGCTATTGCACACGATTTCATGTTTTTAAATTCTATTTCTTCAGAATAACAAGGGTCACATACATTGCCATTATCTGACTGAACGAATTGATAAAACATATCGGTTAATTCTTTTGCTTTTTTTTGCACTTCTATTTCTTTTATTGACATATCTTGTTTGGTTTTGCTATCCTGATAATCTGTTTGTTAATGGTTAGGTGTGCGCCTATACTCAAGTTATTTCTTTTGTAAATAATACTCCCTCAAAATAATATTGTACGCCTCACTTTCAACCTCTTTTTGACGGTTGCCAACCTCAAACTGCCTAAGCCTTTCTTTGAGTTCAAATACTTCCTTCGGGATGGCACACTTGTTTATTTGGGTTGATATTCCTTGCTCCAAAATACGTTTAGCATACTCACATACCTGAGCAAATCGTTCAGGTGGTAGTACAATTTCACCACGTTTGATTAGCTCCTTGCATGTGGCATTACCATAGTCCAATATTGTTTTTGTTGCTTTAAAGTGCCTGTAAGTTGCTTCTATGCCTTCGTCAATGATTTTCTTTTTGTCGGCTTCGCTGATTTCAGGCTCCGGCAATGATACGTGTGTTTTTAGTTTCCGGTTTTCCTCAATCTGTTGAGCATGGTATTTATTTACAAACATGGTAAAGGTTGCTGCACTTAGCCCCATAAACTCACCGTATTTACCCTTTACACCATTCTGAACTGCTTTGCTAACGTCAACCAATTTCAGGGCTGGGTAGTCGGTTAAAAGCACCCCAGTAAACGCCTTAGTTATAAAGTCTATTTCTTCGGTCATTTCTCTTTCATTCATGCGCTTTCCGTACCCCATGAACTTGAAAGCCCACCCTACCAATAGCAATATTTGAGGCCTCAAATCTTGGCCGCTTACTTCCCTGATTGGTTTTATTTTGATTACTTCGAGGTTCATTTTGTGTACTGCTTAAAAAGGTCTTGGACTGCATTGTCCACGTTGTTTGATGATTTCCTTTCCGGTGGAAGAAACAACCCCTGATAGCTATTTACTATGCTGTTTTCAAGTATTTCAATAGCTAACCCAATATCTCCCCTGCTCAAATCTGCCAGCCGTTTCTTCGCCAACTCCTCACCGTATGGTGTTAATGGCTTCTTTATCTTTTTTCGCATGTTCAGGTATTCATCCCATGCTTTTGTTAAATCTTTGGGTTCAGGGAATAAGGTCATATCAATGATAATTGCTTTTCGGATTCAATAAATCTTTTTTCAGCCTCTTTCAAATTTAATACAGCTTGTTTGAAATAACTATCTTTTAATTCGATTCCGATAGCTTTCCTACCCATTGACACCGGGCTAAAAACTTCTGAACCAACACCCATAAAAGGAGTTAATACTATTTCATTCGGGTTTGAATAAAGTTCAACAAGCCTGTCAATTACATCAAGCTGCAAAGGGTGTACGTGTTTTTCATCATCTTCCTCTTTTGAATCCCGAAAAGGCAAAACATTATCAATGCGGATATCATCCCAAACGCTTGAGGCATAACGCTGCCAAATATAGTGATTAAGCTTTGTTACTTTTTCTGATTCGTTAATCTTGTTTAAGTGCACCCATAATTCTTCTGCCGTTAAATTACTTTCGTTTGCATTGTTCCAAGCGTTCAAAATGTTTGGCAAAATAGGCGTTTCCCCAGCATAGTGATTTATTCCATAAGGATGAACTACCGGAACTTTGTTTTCACCTTTTTTGGTAAACACTAAAACATAATCAGGCATGGCCGTAAAACACTTGGTACTATCTTCAACAATGAACTTGTGCATTAAAGATTGAACCATTGTTCTCATCCTTACCTTTAAAGGCTCTTTCCAAATGGTTATACGGTTGCGGTATTCAAATCCATACTTTTCGTGCAACTTTATTATTTGGTGAGGGAAATCCCATAACCTACAAGTATTATCAAATACATCTGTACAATGAACTGCACTTATTCTTCCCGGCTTAGTTACTCTTGATATTTCTGCTATCAAAAATTCATATTGTTGTAAAAACTGTTCTTTGCTTGCACAATTACTCATATCAAATTCACTACTTGAATAATTGTACAGCCCGGCAAATGGTGGTGAATAAATAGAAAGGTCTATGCTTTCGTCAGGAAGTGTTGGCATTACCAACATGCAATCTGAATTATAAATAGCATATCGGTCTGTCACTAATTGGTCTTTTACTTTGTTTTCCATGTTACAAAAAATTAGGGGTTATGATTTCTTTGTTAAATTCTTTTACCTTGTTTTCAAATGAACGGTTTACGTTTTTAGTTAGGTTGTCGTGAAGTTCTTTCGCTTTTTTAGTCTTTTGCTCCAAAGCTTCTAATACCCTCGTTTGCCCGTCAGAAATAACCATATCAATAGTTACATCATTTTTCTGTCCAAACCGCCAAAACCTTCGTATAGCTTGGTAGTATTGTTCGTAACTCCATGTAGGAAAAAAAACAGAGTGGTTGCAATGCTGCCAATTCAATCCCATTCCGGTCATTTTAGCTTTTGTTATCAATCGCTTTATTTCACCTTTTGCAAAGGCTATCAAAATTTCCTCTTTCTTTTCGATGCTTTGGCTTCCGATAATCTCAACAGCCTCTGAATCGCTTTGTCTTAAAATTGCGCTTTCATTGTTTGTATTACACCAATAAACAGATGTTTTTCCGTGTGCCAACTCCACAGCCTTTTCACATCTTTGTGATTCGGTTTGCTTTTGTTCATACCTGACCTCTGTCATTGATTTAGCTATTGGAGCAAATATTTGAACTTGACCATTATGTGTTATAAGGCTTTGATTTTTTACCGTGTGCTTATTTATAAACAAGTTTGGCAAATTGTATCTTTCGTTAGAAAATCCTAAATCTGATGGCATTTTAACCATTATAGCCCATTGATTAACCCATGCAAAAAAATCTTTTTCAGCGTGTGGTTTTAAATAGAATTTTTCGCCAATGTTACGGTTATTAGAATCAACACTATTTTGATTGTTTTTAAAAAACTTGGTTAACATATCCATGTAACCCATATAACCCAAAGCCTCTGAACTTGTACCCAATTCAATAAAATCATTTGGTGAAGGTGTTGCGGTTGAAAGATAACGGTATGGAACTTTTTTAATGAATGAATTGATTTGGTTTTTTATCTTCCCGTCAAAGTTTTTAAGTATGCTGCTTTCATCAAGTATAACACAAACAAAATCATTGCTATCAAAGTAGTGTAACCTTTCATAATTACACACAACTATTTTTTTTGAGTGTTTACCGTCCTTGGAATACTCTATATCGTCAATACCAATTCTGTCAGCTTCTAAAATAAACTGAAACGCTACTGCCAAAGGTGTTAATATCAAAACCTTTTTATTAGTACCATTTATAATGTTTTTAGCTATTGAAAGTTGCACAAGTGTTTTACCCAATCCGGTATCAGCAAATATGGCTATACGTCCTTTTCTTACTGACTTTTCAATGATGTACTTTTGAAAATCAAAGGCGGATTCTGGCAACCAATTTACATCAATACCATAATCAATAGTAGTGTGTTTTTTTTTCTGTAAAAATTCAAGATAATCGTTCATACTGTTTTTTTTTAGTTGGTAAGCCCCGATACGAAGCGGACTGACCATCGGAGACAGTTAACTCCGCAATCCGCTTCTAAGGGCAATAGGTTTTTCATATTCTGTTTTAATTTTGGTATGGCAAATATATTAAAATGGGCAACAATTAGGCAAGATAATTTTACAAACTAAATAACGCCTGCGTTTCAATTCGGATAGGCTGACAAACCTACGGTCAATATAATATCCTTTACACTCTAAACCTATACTTTTTTTTACCTGCATTTTAAGCTGCTTGAAGTTTACCGTTCTTTTCCTAAAATGTCCAAATACATACAACTCGTTTTCGCTCATGTAGTAGTTTGGCAAATGTCTTAAACCGTGAGTAATTATTAGCATACTTCCTACATTAGTTGCGCCTATACAGTAGTTAGCTGCAACTGCTACCAGACTACCTATTACGGACACCTGTGTATTCAGTAGCTTTTACCTTTTCGACTGCAAAAGCAAAACGCCAGACACTTTTACAATCTACTACATCAATCAATTCAAGTTTTCTCCAATGGCATAAACCAAATAAAACGGTTCTTTCAATTATCTGTTCCATAGTTGGGTTATGTGTATCAAAGTAGCTTATTAAATGGGTTTGTGTTATTCCGTTCAAAATATTTACATATGGTTTAGGCATTGTAATAAACATAACCCCATTGTCAATAAGCAAAAATACATCAGGGAAAAATCTGTTTGGAAATCCGTATGGGTCAAGGTCAATTACCTCAAACTTCTTTTTATCTGCTATTAGTCTATGATATTCTAAAAAGCTATCCCCTGTTTTTAGATGCTTTTTATCATAGGCTGTCACCTTGCCATACTTTTCATATTCCTTTGTCAAATTGCCTTGTCCAGCAAATAACTCAAGTATATTTAACTTACCCCATCCGTTCCATTCAAGTCCGTATAAAACCTTATTTATTTGGTTTATCTTTTCGTCAGGATGATGAACTTCATTAGCGTTTTGCTTTTGCTTTGCACGAACTACATCGTGTCTTATTGCTCTGTATGTTTTTTGTTCCATTTTGTATTTTTGTTTTAATTAAGTTTCTACTAAATAACCGCAGCAGCAGCTAACAGCACATTGGCGGCATTAAAACGACCGCCAATCTGCAAAACGTTACCACCTATTGTAGACGACATGACAACAGAGGATGAAATATTACAACAGATAGACCGTAACCGTGTGGTTGCGTTTACGAAAGACGATATCGAAGAACGTTTTAAAGCCCTTGACAGACTCCGTGCTTTTGGACTTGTGTACGAACAACCTAAATACCAATGGCGATTAACCGACAAAGGGTATAAAGCCGTTTCAGTGGGATTTGACAATTTTATGAATCTAAACAATGACAGCATAGACTCTTTTGCATTGGTTTTGCTGACTCTTAAAAAGCATTCAAACTCTGGAGACTTTATTGACCTATCAAAAGAGGGTTTGCCGTTTGAAAACAAAACATTAAAATCTATTTGTGACTTATTGAAAAAAGAGAACAAAATAGAGATTAAAGCAAATGGGGAATACGCAATGCTTTTTGGTGACGGCACAACGTTTAATAATGTAAAAGGAAAAATTCTCGCACGCATAACACCGACAGGATTACAATATTTAAAACAAAGTGACAATTCTGTTAACATAGGTAATATTTCAGTTATAAATGGTGACGGTAATAATGTTAATCAATCTCGGTCTGACAATGCACGAGAAAGCCCAACAATACAAACAAATAAGCCGACTAAAGAAACCAAACCAGCCAAAACATCGTGGCTTGAAAAATTTAGTTGGGTGACTGCTATTATATTATTTATCATGGCTGTTTATGAATTTATTATAAAACACATTTTACTTGCAGACAAATAGACGCATGAAGAACAACAGGTGGTAACACGCGTCAGACGGCAATTGGCGCTAACTTAGTTAGTTGGTAGTTTTCGTTTCCGTAAATTATTTATCTTAGCATGACAATTAAACGTTCGCAATCGCCAACTGCGGCTGGCGCGGGAACGTTATGTTCAATTAAATATTTTAAATTAAATTTTCCCACCGCACAGTTTTTCGTAACAAAGTTTAATCACCTTAGCATCATACAAAGCATTGTGCTTCATCATATATTCTGATGTTTGGTTTTGTCCTTTGTCGTTGGTTATTTCAGCATACCTTTCTCTGCTTATATCTGCATCAATTCCTTTGTGTTCAAATAGTGTGCATATATCAAATGGTATGTAGTAAACATTTTCAGGTATGCTAAAAGCGTGTCCAAAAATGTGATTAAACAAAACCCAATCGTAACTAAGGCAATCACTCCAAAACACAACCTTTTCAAATTGCTTTAGCCATTCCTCTAAATAATATTTTATGCTTGCCGTATCGCCTCTCACAAGCCAATTCGCATCATCTCCAAACTTACCTAAGCTGTCTTTATCAATGGTTAGGTTTGCAATCACATTTTTTTCTAACCATTCATCAATTTGTTTTTGGTCATAGTCGGTAAGTTCCGCATAAAATGTTTTTCCGTTTTCAGCAATTATTCCAATGCTAACTAAGGTTGTGTTTTTGTGCAACCCTGTAAATTCTGTGTCAAAAAATAGTTTCATCTTTTTAGTTTTTAGTTATTAATTCCCTCGCAAAAATTTAATTTAAAATATTTAACTGCCCTACACACAAGCCATCGCACCAACATAACAGCACCTAATGGCAAGCGGCACATACTTTGTTTGCTAAAAAGCCGCCAGCCATTAGCTGCAAAACGTTATCGGTCAGTTTGCTGACAGACACCGCAACTAACAAATTGCCCGAACTCCCAATGAAATATCTTACCGTTACCTTTACAATAATTGCAAACCGAACCGCTAACATTGGCTTGTGGCAAGTGAGGCTGACGTGGTTTAATCAGCTTTAGTTTTTCAAAAAATCTTCGTATCATATTTTTAAGTTCTGTGTTTCAAAATCGGCACCTGACCACAAGCCAAGTGCCGTTATCTACCTATGCCAATAAATCAAAATTATGGAATCCTGTTCAGCAACACGGCTTTCAAATTCGGTTAACATGGTTTGATTGACTTTGTTTATTCCGTACTGATAACAAAAGGCGCAACCGAGCAGGAAAATTACAACGTCCTTAATCATTGATTTTGCTGTGTTCATTTCAATAGGTGTTTAGGCGTTTTCTCTTTGTTTAGCTTGTAGTTCATGTAACTTCCGGTAGTGCCAAACCTTGTTTTGAATTTAACCCTTGTACCGTCAATTACATATCCGGCTTTGCGAAAATCAGCAACCCTTCTACCAACTGAACTACATCCGGTTAATTCAAAAGTGTTTAACCAGTTTAATTTTCTTCCTTGTTTGAACAGTTTTAAAACCGCTCCTTTTTGTGTTGTTCTCATGGTTAGTTTATTGTTTGTTCGTGTTGAATACATAAATTAATAAAAGCCTCAACCTCTCTTCGAGTACCATTATCATATTCGATAATGTCTTTAAGTGTATCAATTTGATTTATGATGGTTGCATGGTTTCTGCCGCCCATTTTTTTGCCTATGTTTTCAAATGAATAATGAGGCATCAGCTTTCTTATGGTGTAAGATATTATCATCCTACAATCAACAAATTCACGGTTTCTTTTATGACCGATTAAATCAGTGTAATCAACACCCTTGTAAGCACAACCAAGAACTATTATTTCATCAACACTAAGCTTTCTTCTGTTCTTCATGTACTTGTCCTTAAAGTTAATTACAAATCGGTAAATTCCATCAGGCTTTGCGTAAAACCCGTATTGTTCATTATACTCATGAATCATCTTAATCATAAGCTGGGTTGTCATGAGGTTGGTATTAATTTCTTCTTGTTCTGCTATCATAATGTTTTAATAAAGTTTCGGCACTCAATTACACGCTGGTGCATACGTTGGATGTCTTCATCATTGCGGTCAAACTCAAAGCAGAAATAACGCTCTTTTAATGGCACTTCTACAAATCCAGCGTAAACCGCTTTTGAATATTCGTTTTCGTTGATGTTTATTCCGGCCTGTTGGATGTAGGAATCAAATGTTTTCAAATCGTAGGTATGGTTTGCAATTATCTGTAAGGCTATCCATGCAGGGGTGTCGCCATCGTGTTTAAATCCCTCATAGTATAATTCTTTATTCACCAAATTGTAGGGCGTATTGTTCAGGCAATAGTCAATGAAACACTTTTTTGCTCCTGTTAAGTCCATATAGCCTTGACCTTGCCAATAGTAAAGGTATTTCAGTTCACTATACTTTGCCCGGTGAAAAGTGTAAATATCCCAACTGCTTTTAGTGTCACGGATTACATCGGCTTTATAAATTAATTCACCTTCAAATAAATCAGGTATTCCTTCTATAAAAGCATTTTTCAGCCTTTCTGTATTCTTTTTAAAGAACTTGCCTGTAATTAGTGAAACGGTTGTTATACTATCTTCCTCTGTGTCGTTTCCCTTGCTCAATGCCTTTCCGTTTATCTCTGTGAAACGATTGTAACGGTTAGATACATATACGTCAATCAGATGTGTTTTGCAGGTTTTAGATAGGGTTTCTGACTTTTTTTGTGGTTCGGTCATGATATGCCCCAAACTACTGCACCTGAATTTGATTTCATTCTCCATTGCTTTCTCAATAATTGATTGATAATAGGCGTTTCTTTGCCTGATTTCCTCAATAGCCATTGGTTGCCTGATTGTATAAAGCCGTTACACTTTCATCATTCAGTTCCTTTACATGCTTATCCAGCGCAATTAAATCGTCTGCGCTTTTTGCGTTTTGAATAAGCAACTTCAATCTTTCGGCCTCTTTGTTGATTTCTTCAGGCTCGTTATCAATGTATGTTACTGTTGATGCTTCAGGGTCATGTATTACAGCTTGGTCAGTTGTAATTGCTGTTTGCATTTCGATTGAAAGAGGGGCAAACCTTGAAAGCAATAGTTTAAGCACGGTTTTATTTCCCATGCCAATAGGGTCTTTTTTCCATATCGAATCTGCATTGCCGTATGACTTGCTGAACTTGGCTCCATGATTGTTCATTTCTTCAATGGTCATAAACAAGGTCTTTTCAAAGCCTTCAATAAGTTTGAAGTATGAGGCAAATCCAATGATTTCGTCTGATTCTTTTTTGTCGAAATCAAACTCATATCCGGTAAGAGGGTTACTTGAAATCAACTGACCTTTGTAAATAGGGGTTGCGGAAATCGTTTTGAATCGTCCTGACCTTTGGGCAAGCTGAATAAATCCCTTATACCCTAACTGAAATTGAGCAACCTGCTTTGATACCCATTGACCGTTATCGTCCTTGTACTTTTGATTGTACGGAATAATATAAGCGAATCCCAAATTATTGTTGATAGGTAGGTCTAAGGTTGCTGCTGTTGCTGCTGCGTTAAAAATACTTGCCGGATCCGCTTTTGCTAAAAGAGCATTTGAGTTTACAATCTGCAATACAGATGTGATAAATGCGGGTGCTTTTTTCCCTAATAACTCTTGGAACTTTTGCTGCACGTTAGGTTGTGCAAAGAATTGTTTTGCTGGTAGTGTTGTCATGCTGTTTTAATTTTGGTGATACGAATTTATGATTGTTTTTTGATTATTCCTAATTACCTGAAACTTTCCTGTTATAAAGTGCATCGGCTGCTTGGTAGTTGTCACGATAATTTTCCTCACGGGCTGATTGGCTTATTACCACACACACAATAAAGTGATGTCTTTGGTTTGTGCCATAGCTGGTAAATTTCACCCCTTAGCTTTGCTTCGCATTGTAGTTTATAGCCCGTCATTCTCAAGTTGGGTTAATTGTCGTTGAAGTTCAATTCCTTTGTTCATTATAGGAATAGTATCAAATCCATGATAATGATTAACAACTTCTCTCAACACCTCAATCTGCGCCTTTAGCTTTTCGGATTGAA